TCAAGTGTGAGGAAAAGGGAATAAGTCCTCGACTGTAACATTTAGGACTTTTGCAATCCGAATTGCCATTACGGCAGACGGTATAACGCTTCCGTTTTCGTAACGCTGTAATGATTGGTAGGTTATTCCGACCAATTCGGCAAGTTGTCTTTGTGTCAGGTTACGTTCAGCACGTATTTTGGAAATTAAATTCATAAAGACATTACGCGGCTCGGTTCATCTGTAATCCCGCAAAGGTAGTCGAGAGAAACATTGAAACAGTAGGAGATTTTGACAAGCATATCTAAATTAGGCTCACGCGTTCCAGCTTCATAATGCTGATAAGCGCGTTCCGAAATTCGCAAGTACACAGCAATTTCTTTTTGTGACTTGTGTTGGGCTTGGCGACATTGTCTTAATCTTCTTGAAAAAATATTCATAACTTTCACCTGAAAACATAAAAAAACGCTTGACACGAACATTATGGCGTGTTAAAATCTCCCCAAAAGACGAACATAACGGCGTGTTCCTGTGTCAAGCAAAGTAGAGGTTTGTATGGGAACATTATTAAAAAAAGTACGCGAAGAACTTCAACTAACGCAAAAAGAAGTCGCCAATCGAACAGGAATATCCGAAAGGTTATATCAGTATTACGAATGCGGCGAAAGGGAGCCGAGAGCCGGCACCGCAATTAAAATAGCGCAAGCGTTGAATAGTTCGGTAGAAGCGCTTTTTTCAAAGTAGTATAACACGAACAAAAATTCAAGTCAAGTACGGGCAGAGGATTGCCGCACACCCCCGACAATAGAGCGTTTTTAAACTCGTCATTACACTATCCTCCTTGATGTGTTTGAATGCGGCTCATTACGAGCCAAAGGGGCAATCAATAATTTTTGGTTCTATTGTCGGGCGTGGGTGTCAATCAGGCGCCTAAAACAAAACGCCGCAGTCCTTTGAGCGGCTGCGACGGTTTGCCCTAATTTGTTTACCGAAACTACTCTGCGCCCAACATGGGGTGCCCCTTGGAAAGGTGTCTCCACCTTTCGCGGTTTGTGTCAGGGCTTCCATTTTTGTGGGAAGTGTTGCTCAAAGAACACTTTTTCTTGAAGTAGCGTTGTACTTATAAGCGGTTCAGGGTTCCGCTTTTGCTTGTTAGCCCATTAGCTACAACGCGTCCGATGAGACGTTTCGGAACGGGCAAAGAAAAAATTGCTTCGCATGCAATCAGCTCCTTTGCCCCAAGCATTTTGCCCAGCAGGTGGCATAGTCGCCTGTTGGGCGCGGGGCAATAACCATTATAGCACCACAAAAAGTGGCAGGTCAATGAAAATGGAAATGAAAATACAGGATTTAATAATCGAGCGTATCAGGAACGCGAAAATGACGCACGTCAAACTTTCAAAAGCGTCCGGGGTAAAAGTGAGGACGATTGAGAATTGGCTTTATTACGGGCACATGCCGACGGTAGACAAGGCAGAGCGGGTTATGAACGCGCTGGGGTATGAATTTAAGATTTGCAAAATCGCCGACGAGGAGTAAGCCGTGAACGAAGAAAAAGAAATCAAGATAGAGCTAATGGAAGAATGGCTGTGCCAAATGCGGATATGCTGCAATCTTTCGCCCGATGAGATGAAGCGGCGTAAAGAGGAAGTAGACGCCAAGCTACCGTATACGGGCTTAGCGTCGAGGTGGGAGATAAACATGAAAGACTACCCGCCCTCCAAGTGCAACACAAACGAGGGCTGTTGGCACTACGTGGCGGAGTGTTAATTAAAGTCTATGTGGGGAGGCGTTTCAATTTTTTGCTCTTTGTCGTGTAGCAGCAAAAACATAATGCCGACACAGACTTTTATAAAAGCGTCATGCGCCTCTTCAAAATCAATGTGAGTGTTTTTGAAAAAATGAATTTCATCATTACCAAATTTTCTGGCTATATTGGCGTAATCGACTAAGTAGTACCAATTTTCTAATAACGCAATGCGTTTGCTTCGCGTTAATTTGGAAACCTCGCTTTCGGACATTTTCTTAATTTTTAAGAGATAATCGGTAACAAGAGTTTCTAAGGCAATTCTCAATCCTATTCCCATAAGTCTAGTCAGCCCGTTGTTCCGAGCTGATAAAACTTGCATATATACGTTGGCAGTTTCTGGGGAGAACTCGTCAATCTCTTTAAAGAGCGGGGATTTTGTCTGGTTGGGATAAAAATTGACGAAAACATTTGGATTATCTACTTTGTCGGAGACTGCAATAGAAATTTCGCCACAATGATTGCAAAGTAGTTCGTCAATTCTAAAATAAATGGCTCCGTTTTTGTTTTTTGCAAAGTGGGAAGTTCTTGAAAAAGAAAAATCTTTCCCGCAATAAGGGCATTTTTGGGGCATTTGCAATTTCATTTTTTACCTCGAAGGAAGTTAGATTATGACACTAAAAGAATTGAGAGCGCAGTCCGGGAAGACTTGCGCGGAGGTAGCCGAAAGGCTTGCTGTTACTACTCAGGCAATGTATAGGTACGAGAACGGAGACAGACGGCTCAATATAGAGCAAGTGTCGACGCTTTCCGAACTGTATGATGTGACGGTTGAGGAGCTTGTAAGAGCAGCTATATTGACGGTTCAATAACTATCGGTGCGCCCGATGAGGTAATCGGAAGAAACGTCAAAATAGTCGCAAAGTTTATTCAAAACATCAATGGACGGTTCGCGGTCGCCCCACTCGTAGTGGTTATAAGCCATTGGGCTTAGCCCTATTTCCAAAGCTATATCTTTAATTTTAAGTGATTTAGAAAGGCGTAATTCGTTTAAACGCCTGCCAAGAATGTTATCTTTCATAAAAAAAATATAACCAAAATGGTTGCAAAAGTCTTGACAACAACCAAAATGGTGGTTATAATTGCTATATAATAACCAAAACGGTTACAAATAAAGGAGGAAACCCCATGATAAGCAAAGAAGAATATGCAGGCAAAGCAACAACGCTAAGAGAGTTGCGGTTGCAAGCAGGAAAGAGCTGCATAGAGGTAGCAAACAAATTAGGCGTGGCGGTTTCCACTTTGTATAACTATGAGCAGGGAGCGCGGCAAATAGGGCTTGACAAAATAATCCCGTTAGCCGAGCTGTTGGGAGTTTCGGAACGAGAGGTAATAGAGGCACAGTTAAACTCAATAGCCGTCGGATAACCCCAAAATATAATCCGCCGACACATCAAAGAACTTGCAAAGCTCTTTAAGCATGGCAAACGACGGTTCGCGAGTGCCGTGTTCGTAAGCGGCGTAAGTTTGAAGAGGAATAGATAAAGCGGCGGCGACCTCTTTCAAGGTTAAATTTCTTTCCAGACGGAATACTTTTAATTTTTCAAACCAATCCATAAAGAATATTTTATGCGAATTGCATAAATTTTAGTTGACTTTATGCGAAACGCATAATATAATGAGAAAGTAATTATGCGAAACGCATAAATAAAGGAGGAAACCCCATGATAAGCAAAGAAGAATATGCAGCCCTCAGAGAGCAGATAATAGCGGAGCTGAAAGAGGAGAAGAGGGCGAGAGACCAAGCGCGAATAAAGCTAAACGAGGCGGTCGCCACAATGTTCGACGAAACGGCGCGGACGTATCTGCCAAAGCTGATGACGGAGTTTTACGAGGACTTGCGCAAGAAGTACCCGACGGACAACGAGACGGGGATTGCAAGTCGGTGTAAGGGCATTGTGGAATCCTCCGTAAGCGTGGTAATCGAGCTTCTGTGCGAGCGTAACGAGATGACGCTGTACAAGAACGGGCGAGCGGAAGAGGCGAACAAGCTGCTTGCGCAGCTGCTCGAAGAAAAAATCGAGAGGCACAAGAAATGCAGAACAACAGTAATCCTACCCAATGCGACATGATATTGGACTACTTAAAAGATTTTGGAGAAATAACGCAGCTTGACGCGTTAAAGGACTTGGGAGTAATGCGTCTTGCGTCGCGGGTGTCGGAGTTGAAGAGAAAGGGCTATGCCATAAAAACGACGATGAGGACGGCGAAAAACCGCTATAACAAGCCTACGAGCTTTGCGGTGTATACGCTTGCGGAGTAGCAGTAACAGAAAATCAAGAGGCGCGAGGCGTCAAAGGAGATAAAAAAAGATGAGCAAAACAATCCCCCAAACATCGGAAGAGCTGTTTAACGAGCTTGTTCAGATGAACGTAAACAGCCGCACGGAGGCCAAAAACGGGCTGACCTACCTATCGTGGGCGTGGGCATGGCAGGAGTTTAAGCGTATATGCCCCGACGCGACCTATGAGATTAAGAAATTTCCCGACGAGAACGGGCAGCTACGCCCATATATGGACTGCGGCGACGACTTGGGCTATATATGTTGGACGAGCATAACGGCGTTGGGACAGACGTATGAAATGTGGCTGCCGGTAATGGACGGCGCGAACAAGGCGATGAAAAGACACCCGTACACATACGTCGTCGGAAAAGGGAACGCCGCCTATGAAAAGACGGTAGAGGCGGCAACGGCGTTTGACATCAACAAGACCATAATGCGCTGCCTTGTTAAGAACATCGCGATGTTCGGGCTTGGATTGTATATATATGCAGGCGAGGACTTGCCCGCCGAGATTGAAGAGCTTTGCACTCCCGAGCAGGTGGCGCGCATGAACGAGCTTGGCGTGAAGCTGTCGGGCATTAAAGTACAGTTCGGAGTCGACGAACTCGAAGCCCTTACTGCAAAGCAAGCGGAGTTCGTGATTAAGTCAAAGGAAGCCGCGCTCGTCAAGAACGCGCAAAAGAAAGAGGAGGCGGCGACGGCATAATGGGCGAGACTGAAACCTTGACGTATTGGGATTTAAAGAGATCAGGCGCGACGGACGCGGAATTGCAGGAGCTTAAAGAGATAGAAGCGCGGTATGCGAGCGGCGAAATAAGGCTCGGAACAGCCTTTGAAATGACGGAATCGCTTAGGAACAGAGTAATAGAAGAAGGGGGCGGGAAGTCATGATAATCACCTTTGATAAACAAACCCATACATATGCGGTGAACGGCGACATCGCCCATATCTCCGTGACGGAGCTGTTGGCTAAGCACGGGCTGTCGCCCAATTACGACGGCGTAGATAAGGCGACGCTGACCGACGCGGCGGAATACGGGAAAACAATCCATAAGGACATCGAGAACTTCGTAAGCGGGGTTGTTTACGAGCCTATAACGCCGGCGGGAGAAGAATTTGCCGAATGGGCGAGAACCAACCTCGATTGTGCGGTAGCGGAGCAAATGCTTGCGTATGAGTACGCGAAAGACCTTGTGATTGCGGGGACGTGCGACCTGCTCGGCTACCTGAAAGACGGAACGCCCATAATGGGCGACCACAAGACGACAACGTCGCTTAATAAGGAAAGCGTGTCGTGGCAGGTGTCGCTGTTGGACTACATGGCGCGAAAGTTAGGGAAAGAGACGGTGAACGACCGTCCGCTCAATTGGAAAGGGGCTGCAAAGTTCTACTGCTGGCACTATGACAAGAAAACGCAGGAAATGAGCGTTGTAGAAATCGAGCGCGTGCCCGACGGCGAGATAGAGAAGCTGTTGGAAGCGGAGTTCAAGGGCGAACGCTACATGCGCCCACTGCTCGTTATAGACGCGGAAACAGCCCTTAGGGCGGAGAAAGTCGAGGCGCAGCTGATTGCCCTTAAACGGCAGGAAGAGGCTGCTATGGCGGAAGCGAGGGCGTTGAGAGAGGTGTTGTGTGCCGCTTTCGAGGCGCAGGGCATAAACTCGTGGACTTCGCCCAACGGCTTAATCAAGATAAGCTATGTTCCTGCGACGACGAGCTTTCAGGTTGACGGAACGAAGCTGAGGCGGGAGCAGCCCGCGCTTTTCGAGAAGTACGCGAAGTGCGTTCAGAAAAAGGCGTATGTGAGAGTATACGACAGAGCGGGAGGAGACGAGCAGTGAACGAAAAGTATGAATTGACCGAAGAATTTAAAGAAATAGAAACTTTGAGAGAAGGCTGGTTGCAAAAGATAAAGGTGTACCGCATACGTGCTCTTAGGGCGTTTGCCGATGTGAAAATAGGAGACTTGGGGGGATTTGTTGAAACGAAGCAAAATCTTTCAAATATGGGCAACGCATGGGTGTGCGACAACGCTAGGGTGTACGGCAACGCTGAGGTGTACGGCGACGCTGAGGTGTACGGCGACGCTAAGGTGTACGGCGACGCTAGGGTGTGCAACAACGCTAGGGTGTGCGACAACGCTGAGGTGTACGGCGACGCTAGGGTGTGCAACAACGCTAGGGTGTGCGACAACGCTGAGGTGTACGACAACGCTAGGGTGTGCGGCGACGCTAAGGTATGCAACAACGCTAGGGTGTACGGCAACGCTAGGGTGTGCGACAACGCTGAGGTGTACGGCGACGCTAGGGTGTGCGACAACGCATGGGTGCGCGACAACGCATGGGTGTGCGGCGACGCTAGGGTGTGCGGCGACGCTAAGGTATGCAACAACGCTAGGGTGTACGGCAACGCTAGGGTGTGCGACAACGCTAAGGTGTACGGCAACGCTGAGGTGTGCGGCGACGCTAAGGTATGCGACAACGCTAATATTTTTTGGTGCTCTAGTATTGGTTCCAGACATGCCACTACGACAATGTTCCGAAATGAAGATAATGGTATTACCGTGACTTGCGGTTGCTTTATGGGGACGCTTGAAGAATTTGCCGGGATAGTGGAAAAGGAGCATGGGGAAAATATCTTTGGCAAAGAATATAAGCTCTTAATAGAGCTTGCAAAAATACATTTTGGGTTGCAAGACGAGACAAAAGGAGAAGAGGAAAATGGCATATAGAATCAAGATTGTCAACCTTGACACAGACGAAGTGATGATGGACGCGGAGACCAACTGTGTTTTTGCCGCAATCAACGACAAAAAAATGCTGCAATCAAGTCGCATAGTTTTAATAGATTGCGACCGTACAACGCTTTTATCTACATATACGGACTTGCAGTTATTGGAGTACGAGCTGTCAGTAAGGAATCCCACTATCGCAATTTCTAGGGCGAGGGATGCGGTAAGCGACATGTTTGAAAAAGCAAAAGCAGAAGAAACGTCAAAAACCAGCGAAAAAGAGCCAGAAAAGAACCTTAAAGAGCTTTTCGACGAATTCTTATCCAAGATATTAAAGAAGATTGAATCATGAAAATAACGCACGTAGTGCAGGACACGCGCGAGAAACGCGGGAAGCACAGGAACATCGAGGAATACTTGCGCCAAAGCGGCGTGAAGATAATCCGGGATAAGGTGTACGTCGGCGACTACACGCTGCCGACCGACAGGCGCGTAAGCATTGACATAAAGCAGGACGTAGTAGAGATAGCCGGAAACATATGCGGAGCGGAGCATGCGCGGTTTCGGGAGGAGCTGAGACGGGCGCAGGAGACGGGGACGCAATTGTACGTTCTAATCCAACAAAACGAGTGCAGCGGCAAGTCGATTGCCTGTCCCGAAGACTTGCGGCATTGGGAAGCTCCGAAGTTCCGCTACGGCGCAAAGCGGGGCGAGCCGAGAACGCTGGTCAAGGGCGAGCCGCTCGGCAAGGCTATGCGGACAATGGAAAGCCGGTACGGCGTAATATTCCTGTTCTGTGCTCCCGAAGAAGCGGGGCAATACGTATTGGAGTTATTGGGAGAAAAGAAATGACATATACGGAGTTTTTGAGATTTTGCGAGACGTGCCGCAGGTTGGGGCTTAAAACGCTGTGGGACGTAAAGAACTACACAGAGGCGACGGGGACAAGCCCTCGCGACCTAACCATGCAGGGCGGCGCTAAGCGTCTTCTTAGGAGCGTCAAATGAATAAGATAACTGTTTTGGGCAGGCTGACTGCCGACGTGGAAATGGGCGAAACGGCAAGCGGGCTTACTTTTTGTAAATTCAGGCTTGCGTCCCGCTCGAAAATGAAAGACAGGGACGGCAATTATACGACGGATTTTTTTCTCTGCACGGCATGGCGAGATAAAGCGGAAATGCTTGCCAAGTACACGGGCAAGGGAAGCCAGATAATAGCGTCGGGGTCAATGCACAGCCGCCAATACGAGGACGGCGACGGGAAAAAGCGCACGGTGTGGGAGCTTACCATAGAGGACTTCGAGTTTGCGGGTTCGGGACCGGGCGAAGACGAGAACGAAGAGGGCGACAAAATAAAGCCCATAGGGCAGTCGAAAAAGAGGTCGCCAATAGACAAGCTGCCGTTGCTTGACGACGACACTGAGTTGCCTTTTTAAAGGACGAAAATAAACAAAAATTTACACAATCGGGAGTGCAAACGCGAAATGAAGCATGGATTAAGAACATTTCCGTTGCCTGTTGATTTGGACGATAGTGTAAAATTTGTAGAAGCCGAGTTCGGTATAGAAGGATTTGCGGTAGTTATAAAACTGCACCAAGCGATATATGCGCGCGGCTACTACATGAAATGGGATATAGACACGGAGCTCTTGTTCATGCGAGATTACTGCTTATCTGCGGTGGGTCGGTCGCTCCTGTCCGAAATAGTATCTTGTTGCATAAGGCGTGGAGTATTCGAATCGACGATGTTCGAGAAGTATCGAATATTAACAAGCAGGCGGATTCAAGAAACGTTCCTGACCGCAACGAAGAGAAACACAGAGGTCGTTTTTAATAAAGACTACGCCCTTGACGTTGTATACACTTTTATCCAAAATGCAGACAAAAACGGCAAAAATGTAAACATTTTTTTCAAAAATGCAGACAGTCTGTATGCAGAATGCGACAAAAGAAAAGAAAAGAAAATAAAAGAAAATAAAAGAAATATATATGCGTCGTCCGAAACGCCGACGCCGGCAAAAACGGTGCAAAATCTCATTATGTGTAACGGACGAAATTTTAGTGTGACGCAGGACATGGTGGACGAGCTTGCGCCGCTATACCCGGCAGTGGACATCGAGCAGGAGCTGCGTAAAATGCAGGGGTGGCTGTTGGGGAATCCGCGCAACAGGAAGACGGAGAACGGCATGATGAGGTTTGTGACCACTTGGCTGGGAAAAGAGCAGGACAGAGCGGGCGGAAACGGACGCGCGGAGAAGAGCGCCGGTAAGTGCGCACGAAAGACGGGAACGGAAAGGGAATACAGCAGCGAAGAGTTGAACGCGCTGTTTGATAACCTTGACGACGTGAAGATATAGCGAGAGGGGAGAAGGGCGCAAGCGCATGAGACTGACCGCCGAGCAACAGGGACTTGTAGAAAAATCGCAATGGATAGTGAACGACGTTCTCAAATACTACGGCGTAGGGTATGACAACGATTTAAGACAGGCGGCAATGTTGTACATGTGTAAGTGCTTGGAGAGATATGAGCCGGAGCGGGGCAAGTGGGAAACGTATGCGTATACGAACGTCAAGTATTACGTGGTGAAGTACATGAGGCGGCAGAAGGCGGAGAGGGCGCGGACGGTAGCGCAGGACGAGGACACGAGCGAGCTTCCGAGCACGGAGGCGGACGCGACGGAGAGGCGGGCGGACGCAAGGCTGCGCGTCAAGCGGATATTGGAGTGCTGCGACGCGGAGGAGCGCGGGGTAGTCATAAGACTGCTTGCGGGGCACAGTAAGAGCAGGGTGGCGCGGCGCATTGGGAAAAGCCCGCAGACGGTGAGCGGGATAATAAGGTCGGTGCGGGAAAAGTACATACAATCGTGTTTGGCGGGCAGAAACGGACATGAGAGCGGCGAAAACGTCTTTTTCGATAAATGTATCGAGGAAAACGGTTTTGACGGAAATAGCGGCAAATAAAGGCGTGAAACGCGAAGAGAGGATTTTGAAAAATGGAGCTTACGCACATGAGCCTGTGCAGTGGCATAGGCGGGATAGACCTTGCGGCGGAGTGGGCGGGGTTCAGGACGATAGCCCAATGCGAGACGGACGAGTACGCAAGCAAGGTGTTGGCAAAAAATTTCAAAGGAGTGCCTAATTTACATGACATACGAACAGTTGGAAATGAGTGGCTTGCCGAGTACGGAATCGACAGAGGAGCAATTACGGTGTTGTCGGCGGGGTTTCCCTGCCAGCCTTACAGTCTTGCGGGAAAGGGTAAGGGCGATGGTGACGAGCGTGACTTGTGGGGAGAGGTTGCAAGATGTATCGGCGAGATTAAACCGCGCTGGTCCGTCGGTGAAAATACGCCCGGTTTGTTTGCCCGAGCTAATCAGAGATACTTCAAACGAATACTTGCCGACCTTGCCGCGCTGGGGTATAGCGTGTCATGGGGAATATGGGGAGCTTGCGACGTCGGAGCGCCTCATCAGCGAAAGCGGGTGTTCATTGTGGCTTACGCCGACGGCGACGGACGCAATGCGGAGCAATTTCAGTCTGGAAAGTCTGGCGAAACGCTGGATAAAGCACCCAAACGGGAATTTGGCGGAACAGGTTGGCTATATGGCGGTATTCCCGACGCCAATGGCTACGGGGTGGAGCAATTCGGGGAGCAGAAAGAAATTGAAAAAGTTAGAAGACGAGAAGATAACAAGCGAAGACGAGCGAAAGAAAATGCAATCGGGCGGTGGTGGCAAACTGAACCCGACGTGGGTAGAGTGGTTACAAGGTGTCCCCATAGGGTGGACAGACTTAGAGGTTTAGGCAATATGGTAGTCCCGGCGCAAATTTACCCGCTTTTCGAGGTAATAGCCGAAATTGAGAGAGGAGACGAAAATGCGTAAAAAAACAATAACGGACAGTCTGACCGCGTCACGGGCTTACAGCGGGCAGGTAAAAAGGGCGCATACGGCGTTGGACGAGTTGACGGGAGAAGCGGCTGCGCTCGGCTTGACTTACGGAAAATATAAAGCGTTGCTGTCGTCGCCCGAGCTGCTCAGAACGGTTGCTGCTGCGCGAGGAATAAATGTCGGGAACTGCGCGAGCGTGGACGAGCTGCGCGGGGCTATAAGGGGCATAAAAAATGGTAAAATTGACGAGCCGATGAAGGAGGTACTGAAATGAAGAACTTTTGCGAGAGTTGCTTAATTGACTGCGAGTGGCGCGGAGACGTTGTTTTTTGCGACGATTGTAACGAGCTGTCTTCATGCAACGAATACTGCATGTGTCCGCGCGAAGAGTTTGTGTCGCACAACGATTGCTACATACCGTATGAGTATCCCGAAATAAAGGAATGCGAGGACGGTTATAAGCCGCCCGAGAAGGAAGTAAAGGAGAAAAAGGAATGAAGCTTAGCGAAGCATTAAAGAGCTACGGTGATAGCCTTATAAATAAACTCCTTGTTGCTACACAGGAATAAAGGAGGGGGCATAATACCCCCCTCCGAAACGAAAATATTTGACGCTCAAAAAAATGACCCACCCTCGTTTTTCAAGGGGGGATTTTCATTGCCGGAAAAATAAATTTTGGAATTTGTGATTTTTTTGCCTATATAGGTAAATGTTGGTAGGGTGACCGCTGTGCGTTGTGATTATGGTCACCATAAAAAAGTTGTATGGTAGAACGCTTGCCGGAGGGGCAGAAAAATGGTAAAATAAGCGAAGGTCGGGGAACGCCTGACCGTCGCAAATATTAAAAGGGAGGCAAGAACGAATGATTAAGGGAGTTGGTATCGTGCGATTAAAAAAGAAGTAGCCAAATAAAAGCAACGACCGCCCCACGCGGGAGCGGTCAAAAATGAATAGGCGCAGGGGGGAGAAGCCTCCGCCCCTCTGCCGCCTTTAATTCTAACGGGGGGCGAAAAAAAAGTCAACTAAATTAAAGGAGATTAAATAAATGCAATTTAACAAGCAAAATGCAAAGTATTACGGTCGGCGCGGCGGGTTAGCCGCACAAGCAAAAAAAGCAAGGGAAAATTTTGACGGCAACGCGAGGGGAGCGCGCCTCAGTCAGGAGCTGAAAGCGTTTGAAGATTTTGAAAATGCTGAAAGCGGTATTTTTGACGGTTTTGAAATGGTTGAAATCTTTCACAAAAAATACAGCAAATACGAAGCGATAGAATGGGGCTGCGCCGACGACTGCGCCCAATTCACTTCAAGCGCGGGGGCGGTTATTAACACAGGCGCGGACGGTGTCAATGTTTACTTGATGACCGAAAGTGCGGTCAAATCGGGCGGTTGCAAGCAAGTGCATTTTAATAGAAGTATATATGTTTTTTGATAAAATAATGAAGCAAGGAGATTAAAAAAATGGATTATAATTATTTTAAAGCCGTATGCGATGACGTGCGCGAAGTGATAGCGGAGAGCTGGGCGCGGACATGGGCGAAGAGGTTAAAAAGGGCGCGGAAAATGCCGATGTGCTAATCAGATGTTATTTTTTGGGCGCGGCAATAGATGAAGTCTTGCCCGACTTTGAAGAAGATTTCAACGCGGCGCACGAGGAGGCGCGGGGGTAATGAAGTTAATAGATAAGTGCAATTTATTAAACTTGCTGTACACGTTAAGCAATGAGATGTACGAGCAAGCCGAGCAAGGCGGCGGCGATGTAAATGAAACAGTCGATGAAGCGATTAGAACGCTTGTTTGTTTTTTAGATTAAAAGGAGGCAGGAACATGGCGATAAACTTATCACCAAGAGATTTTAACGAGATATTCAGGGAGCAGGAGGAGAACGAAAACGAGCTTGCGCGAATAGAGCTTGACCAAGCGCGGCAAGAGCTGCAAAGAGAAAAAAACGAGCTTGCTCGGGCGAGGAACGACATTGCAAGGCGGCGCATAGAGTTGGCCGAAAGAGAATTGCGGGAAAAAGAGGCGAGACAGGAACGCAGGCGGCAACAGTTGGAACGGCAGCGGAAAACGGACAATTTCGCGCTGATTATTTCATACGTGATTAGCTTTGCCACGCTTGCCGCCTCGGTGGGTATGCTGTTGGCGTTAATGCTTTAATTTGAAAGCGGGGGAAATGTTTCTCCCGCTTTTTTAGCGGAAAAATGGGCAATAAAAAGCCGTACAGGAAACCTGTACGGCTTAAAAACAAACATATAAAATTTTCCGCAATATTTTTTTCCGTTTACTTCCGCGAGAACTGTGCTACGATGACCACAACGAAACGGCAATATTTCGGAGAAAAATTACAAAAACACAATATATTGTGGCATAAAAAAGACCGTGTACAACCCCTTGGGGTTCAACACGGTCTAATGTGGCGGAGAAGATGGGATTTGAACCCATGCATCACGTTTATTTGCGATCTACTCCCTTAGCAGGGGAGCCCCTTGAGCCACTTGGGTACTTCTCCAACTGTGCTGCCGAACGAAGTCGGCTTGATTATGATAACACAAAAATCGGAAATAGTCAAAGCCTTTTGGCAACAAGAAACGAAAAATTTTGGTTTGTTTTTGCTGCGGCGGCAAGGTTAGAGGATTTTAAAATATTTTTGCGTTTTTTGACAACTACCGTCACATCGACATGAATTTTGCAATATTATGAAAAAAATGGTCGATATGAATCGGCAAAAAGGAATAAAAATAAAATTCGAGTGTTTGAAAAATTGACAATCGGTTTGATTGTTGATAAAATAAATAAAACTTTAAAACTTCGGGGGATTTGCAAATGTTCAATAATAAATATTTTATTTTTATTTCCTCTTGATTGCGCAGGCTTTCGCCTGCGTTTTTTCTTTATTCTGTTTCACGAAAGATAAAACATTTGAAAAATATTTCAGCCAAGCGACTGTACGTCGCTTAAAATAAACCAAAAAATAAAAAAGGAGAGAGAAAAATGAAAAAGAAAAAGGCATTGATGATTGTTTTGGCGGTGTTGCTGCTGGGGCTTGCGGGGCTTATGCTGTCGGGATGCGAGCGTGACAGAGAGCTTGCCGCGCCCACGGGGCTTGAAATCA